TCTAAGCATATAGTCTTTTACGGGAACGTCAGTACCATGGCTTTTGTAGGTTGGTAAATCCATTGACTCGACTCCTTGTTCTACGAACCAGTCGGATAATGCTTTTGCCATCATATCTTTTGTCATAATTTTAGTTTTCCTCTATTGGTGACGACTCTGGTGGTCGACCTCCCTCTTCAGGATTAACGGCTGAGCCTGCAATATTTTGCGGTACTCTAGGATCGTCAAATCCGTCTACAGGTTCTTTGCCTATTGCTTCTCTTGCTTCATTTGGACTTATAATTCCAGTATTAACAAGTGTTGCATAATAAGCTGCTTGGTCTCTCAGTTCTGGTTGTAATGCAGGTATTCCTGTTACATCTTCAGATAGTGAGAATCCAAAGTATCGTTCTAATGCATATCCCATCTTTCTTACGATTGGTAAGACAGTTTCAAGATAGTACAGTCTGTGATTGGGTCTTATATTTGCGTTATTACCACCATCCATTAAAATGGGTGGTATTCCCATAGCTTCTAATATAATTTTCTCGTTCGCTGTTATTGAACTTTGAAAATCTAGTTCTTTGAAATTGATATTTGTTAAAGTAGATACTTCTAATCCACCATCTAGTATAAGAGGTCGTCTGCCTCCTGTTGTTGGATTGTATCTCATGCTCCATGCTTGTAGCATTCTTTCTTTGATTTTTTCAGAAAGAGTATTTGGAGACTTAAGTACTAAACCTGGAACTGCTCCATTCTTGAAGAAGTTATCTTGAAAACTTCTCATGTTGCTAAGTAACTGCATAGTTCTAAATGCAGGTTTTAGTCTTGGTGTTCCTCTGTAGATGGAGTTAAAACTATTCTCTTTTATGTGTATTATCTCGTTAACTGAATAGTCTATACTGTTGTCATATGTGTATTTTTCGATATAGTTAATATCGTCAGTATAAATAGTAACTTTATTTGCTGGCAAGTGATACATATGCGTACCATCAAAGTATATAAATATGTTGCCATCAATCATTAAATCAATAATTAAGTTTCTTTTAAAAGTACTAATATCCTGAAAAGGATTTGGTTCTACATTTAAAAGTAAGTTAACTTTTGATCTACGAATTTGTTTTAGTATACTATTTGTTCCAGTTATTTTCTCCCCAACTGAAAAAGGTATTTCAGAAACATCATCAACAATCATATTTACTGCTCTGTTGACGATTTCTAATTGTTCATATGCATTACGATAATTTGTAACTATTTCACGCGAGTCTACAGTTAAACCTTCGTTTCTTGAAATAACATATTGTGAAGGATTAAGCTTTTCGTCGCTTCTTCCTAAAATTCTATCGTACCATGCCATATTTTTGTCTCTGCTTCTCGACCCAACGTTTTTGTTTCTCTGCTGTAATCAATTTGGGTCTTTTTCCATATATTGAATGTAATCGTAAATGATGCTTATGGCAGAGCGTTACTGTGTAATTATACACTTTCTCCCAGTTATCATCAATAAAGGACTTTCGAAGTGCTAGTATGTCTTGCTCATTCTCTATAGTATATTTTTCTGTTTTCAACCAAGTTTCTAGTAATTCAGTCAGTCCGTAGTAGTGATGAAAGTCTAAGTCTATATTGCTTTCGCAAATATAACAACTACTTTGTTTCTTATATTTGGATTTAGCCTTGTCTCGTACATATTTAACTAAATCTCTTTTTAATTTCATATTTCAACTCTTAATTAGAATTATACCAAAAAGTCACATCATATGTCAAGAACTGTTTTTTACAGGTCTTATTAAAACGTAGTGGCTGTAGTTTCAAATGTATACAGTGCATATCGTAAAGCATCAGCCATATGGGATGACATATTGTGTTTTGGTTTTTCTTTTAATAAATTAGGATTCGGATCCCATTGGTATTGATCTAGTGACATTTGCGCTTGTTTACAAGTTTGGTCTACAATAAGATCATCATTGTCTACAATTCCTGCGACATGCCCGATTCCGTCTAATACTGATTTCTTTGCATTGATAGTACTAATATCATAATTTTGTGCAAAGTCGTATCTTGTTTGTTGTGCTGCAGAGTCAATATAAATCCAGTCAATGTCCCATTTATCAATTAATTTTCGTATCTCTATAGCATGTTGTTCTGTAGTACGTTCAGCATTCATATATTCATCTACTAAGTAGTACTTCTCTTTATCCCAGTCGTAAGCAATAACACAAAATGCAGTAGGATCTTTATACCCTACGTCGAGTCCTCCAAAGACATCCATTTGACTAGTATCTAGTTCTTTTAAATCTGCTGTGCATTCTTCGTGATTAAATGCCCATACTTGTCCTTCAAATACATTAAAGTCTGCCATGTATTCTTGATTAAACTCTGCTTGGGACATTGTCTTTTTAGCTTCTTCAATATCTGCATCTGCTACTCTTGGATTCTCATGATATGTTGCTTTTATACTACACCACTCTGGAAACTCTTCTGAGTAGCCTCTGTAATAAAATTCAGCAAAATAATTATTTCGACCCCGTGGAGTAGATATAAAAATTGCTTTTGAGTTTTCTTTGTCTAGTGTAGGTCTGAGTGCAACATTAAAAGCATCTCGTCCATCTGTTAATGCTGCTTCATCGAATATAATGAGATCATAACTTCTACCAACTACTGAATCTACTTGATTGATAGAACCCATTCGTATAGTAGAACCGTTTGATAGTTCAATAACTTTATCTTTTGCGTTATCTCGTGTTACCTCTAAGTCAAAATGCTTGATGAGATTTCTCTGTAAGTCAAATGAGATTTGAGATAATGAGTAGTTAGGTGACATTAATAGTACATGAGCTCCAGGCACTAAACAAGTTAACTGTCCTATAATATTACTTATATAAGTTTTTCCTTGTCGTCGTGATACTGCTGCACATACGAAACGATATTTGGGATTGTTGATTGCATTGATAATTGCAGTTTGTGAAGTATTTGGTGTGACATTTAATAAGTTAAGATACCCTTCAATAGGTAACTTAATAAAACGAGTTTCTGGGTTCATGTCCATTAAGTAGTCTTGCACTACATCGGAACGACTTATTTCAATCAATGTAAGGTCTCTTTTTCAAATAGGTTAAAGGGATCGTCGGAATCAAAGAGTCCGTGTTCTTTGGCAAGTTGTAAAAGATAAAGATAACCACCACATAAATCAATAATATCAGTCTCAGCTTCAGATGGAGTTATTCCATTCACTTGTCGTGTCTGAAGTTTTTTGAGTACTTCTGCGGCATGCAAGGATAATCCTTCTAGCCACACTGCTCGTCTATCTATTACTTTTGGTACTGTCATCTTTTTCTTCTTTTACTTCCAAATCTTCTTTTTTGGGATCGAGGTGGTCTTTTCTTAGAACCACCTTTACCTGCCCAAAATACTTTGTTTGCCCAATAGGCTGCGGAAGATTTTCCTTTTCGGATATTCTTTCCGTGTCTCGCTTTGAAACTTCTTCTGGCTTCAGGACTATAGTTGTGCCCCATGCCTTGCGCTCCAAAACGAATTATTTTTATTTTACCACCAACTCTTACAGCTACTACAGCTTTTTTGGTTCGGTGCTTGGGGGTTCTTTTCGGTTTATTTAGACCGCTTAGTCCTGCCCTTTTTAGTCTTGCTTTTTCGCTTGTTGTCAGTGCCATTGTAAAATAAGTCCACGACTTTATTAAGTCGTCCTGCTTTCATCAGTTTATGAAAGTCTTTATGAATAATATTTATCTTCTACGTAATATTCGACCTGCACCTTTCTTACCAAATCTAGCCCTCTTTGGGTTAGTAGTTTTGCCGAATCTTGGTCCGATTGCTTTCGGGGCAGCTCCGTAGAATCCACCTGGAGTGGACATAGGAGTCTTTGTATTTACAAAGTTTCCTGCAGCTGCGTTCATGTCTCTAGTGACACCTCTTTTTAATTTATGTTTAGCTAACTTTGATGTACCATGTACACTTGGTCCGCTAAGAAATCCGCCTTGTCTTGCCATTTTCTTTTCCTAAACAGATTTAACTCTGTTCCGTCCCATTTTTTAAATGAGTTTTTAATAATTCTTTGTTATTATTAGGAGAATTTAATAATTCTCTAAGCTCTATTCCCCAGTTTAATTTGTGTTCAAGAGCTG